TAATTCTCACCGCCGGGGAGGCTGTACTGTTTGAACTTGGTGCCGTTTCCACCTTCCAGCGTGCCATCGTGGTGGCGCTCGGCCATAAGCTCTTCGATGTAGTTCAGCAGCTCCCTGTCAGACTGGTAGTCGCGGCCGTGGTGTTCGGCAAAGAGGCCGCGAAAATAGCTCCGGTTAGTTTTGAGTTCTTCCCGCGCGATAGCCTTCAGATCAGGCTGGCCCCGTACCGTCTCCTGCAATGGCACCGCATTGGCCTCAAGGTGCTTGATCACCTCCTCTCGCGGTAGGGCCTTCGTGCCCAGCTCTTCGATGCGACCGTGCTTCAGCTCGTCGGGATTGATGCCGGGGATGGCGGCGTACTGCTGCGGCGTGCCCTTGGCCTGTCCCTTGGCTGCGATCAGCTTGGCCGCGCCGCTGTAGAGCTTGAAGGGTGGTATCTTGCCGCCCTCGGCGCGCTTGATCGGTTCAATGTGTCGGTCATCCGGCACAACGGCCGAGATCGAACCGCTGTCCTCGCCTTCATTGCGGTAGAAGTACCCCCGCTTGGCGTTGCCCTTCTTGAGCGCGGCTTTCATGTAGCCGTTAGCCTTGAAATCGGCGTGCGGGCTACGTGTCGTGTTAGACATTGGGCCTTTGATCCGATACCCGGCGATGTTCGGCTTCCACGACGGGTTCATTGTCACATCGCGTGACACCTCGGGCAGTCCCTTGGGGTGTTCGTGCGGAAAATAGTCCTCGTCGGGCGCGTAGACGTTGTGCCCGGACACGCCGTCCTTGTTGCGCTTCAATATCGTGTTCTTGCCCGCCAGCTTGGTCTTGCCGTATTCGCGGGTGCCGTCCCACGAGCCTTCAGCAGGAAACCCGATGCGTGCGTTGAGGGCATCTTCAGCGGCCCCACGTGTACCGAGGTGCAGTCCGCTCTCGCCGCCGCGCAAGTCGCCGCTGCCCGAACCATGCCACCAGACGTCGTCGTTCTCGTCGGCGCGGCCGCCTACAGCATAGTTCAACGGGCCGATGTACTTGCCGCCGCCGCCGGCCTTCGCGATCATCACCGCTCGGCGCGCGACCTTGCCGCCGTCGGCGCGCTTGCGCAGGATCTCCAAGACTTCCTTGTCGGTCGGGAACACGACGTAGTTGCGCGTGCCATTCTTTGCGCCTCGGCTGTACTGATCGAAGTACTTGTTGCCCGGCACACCTGCCGTAGCCAGTCGTGGCTCATCAGCGAACTTCATCGCGCTGAAGATCGGCGCATCAGGGCGAGTGTTCTTGTCACGCATCGGCGCAAACGACGACATCTCCTTGACGCTTTCGGGCATCATGTCGATGGCGTCCTTGACCCCGCGCTGCACGCGCGGCGTCTGTTCGCCCAGCGTCGGCTTGTCAAGATCGATCAGGTGCTCGGGGTTGGTGTGGAAGCGCACGTCGTAGAGACGCCCTTGGCGCACCATCGGCCATTTACCCGTCTTTGCGAACACGTCGAGCGCGTTCAACGTGTGCCGGTGGATGTGCGCCTTTTCGGGCGTCTCCGTCAGGTCGTCGTAGACGCTCTTAATCGCTTGCTCATGGCTTTGCGCGGGGCGCGATACCCAACGACCCTTTTCTTTGTCGATGGTTTTGTGCGCCTTGCGGAAATAGTTGTAGTTCGATTGGGCATTCGACACGCCGTTAGCTTCATCGGTCGCCCACGCATTAGCAGCCTGTTTGTAGCTATCTGCAACGGCCGGGTTCTCGGCGATATATATCCCATGGCCGTAGACCTGCGCGCCCTCGCCGGTGCCGATCTTGCTGAAGTCGAACTTGTCGAAATCGTGCGGCGAGCCGTGGTAGGCGTCGATGGCACCGCCCTCGGACTTCATCAGGTCGGGGTCGGCCTTGTCGGCGGGGTTCATCGCGGCGAAGCGGCCGCGCAGCGGGTAGTAGCCCTCGCTGGTCGGCTTGGTGAAGACGATGTAGCAGGTCTTGTCTTTCGCCCCGGCCGTCTCTTCGGGGGCCGTGTTCTCGTACTTCACGCCCGCGTAGCCCTGCTTGATCAGGTGGTCGCGAAAACTCTTGACCGCCTGCTTGCGCGCCTCGGGCGACGGGAAGTACGGACTATAGTGCGGGTTGTGAACCAGCTCGTGAACGTCTTTGTACGTCGCGCCATTGAGCGGCGACTTCCATGACTTGCCTGCGATCAGCTTGTTTGCGCCCTGCATCGCGTCTTCGAGCTGCGCGCCGTGGCTCTGCATGAGCGCAAAGGCGAGCATGTCAGGGTTCTTCTTGAAGGCGTGCAGCTTCACTGCCTTCTCGACCGCGTCGTCGTCGAAATCCATCTCGCCGTTGGGCTTCTTCTGCGGGATCTCGAAAAACTTTTCGTCGGGATAGGTCTTGAGCGGCAGCACGTGACCGCCCTTGTCGGGGGCGCGCTGCGTGAAGTACCCGTTGTTGGCGATGACCGGATCGCGCGCAACGTGCGTGCCGAGCATAAGGCTCGGCTGGTATTCGCCGCGCCTGTTCAGGCCTTCCTGAAAGCTCGAAAATTGCGCCTGCGTGCCGTGGTAGACGTCCTGCGTCAGCGGATGCGGGGTCTCGCCGCCCTCGGCCTTGCTGATCTTGCGCGCGATCATCAGCGCGCGGCGGATATCCGCGCTCACTTCTTCGCCTGCGGCTTGGCGGGCTTGGGCCGCAGCTTCTCCAGCGTCACTTCGTGAGCGTGCTGGGCCTCGCGCTCGGAGACTTCGTGCTGTTGCGAGCCCTTGAGCTTCAGGATGTCACCCGCAAGCTTGAGGTTGGCCTCGCGCAGGCTGGCCTGACGGTCGAGGTCGCGGTTAACGTCGTCGACCTGCGCGCGCTCCTGCTTGAACTTGACGTCTTCGGCCTTCGAGGCAACCTCGGCCGCCTTTAGCGCCAGCTCTTGGCTCTTGTCCTCGGGCGGCGCCAGCCCTGTCGGCTGGTTGGCCTTGATGCGCTCGACTTCCAGCTTGCCGGCGTCGAGCTGCGCATCCTGCTGCATCTTCTGGCCTTCGAGCTGGAGCTTGCCGGCGTCGGCCTGCGCCTTCTGCTGCAGCGCCTCGCGCTTCAGCTGCTGGTCGCCCTGCTTGAGCTTCAGCTCCTCCATGCCCTGCTGGACCTCCAGCGGCGGCTTGTTCATGGCCGACGGCGGCACGAAGAACTGCTCGGGGTTGTTCCAGCCCAGCGCCTGCAGCGCCGCGGTGTCGACCGCGATGGGGTCGTACAGGCTTGGGCTCAAGCCCTGCAGCTGCTTCAACGCCATGACCTTGACGATGCGCTGGGTGTGGCTCGCCGTGTTCGGGTCGGCCTGCGGCACCAGCGACTGCGCGTACATGTCGAGCGCGTCGGTGAAGGTCTTCTGGTCCCACGCCATCGCCGGCTTGCGATTGCGCTGCCAGAAGCTCTCCGGGTGCTCCTTGAAGCACTTCACGAGCAGCTGGAACTCCTCGGCCTGCGAGGCGTGCATGCGCTTGTGGACGCTGTTGAGGATCTTCTGCGCCTGCTCGATCAGCGCCAGCGTCGTGCCGACGGGCGCGTCGGCGCGGCCCTCGCCGACCGGTTGTTCGCTCGCGCCGCCCAGACGCTGGCCGGTCTGCGCGATGTTGTCGACCAGCGCCATCAGGGCCTGCGACGGCTCCTTGTACGGCAGCGGCATGATCGCCTGATTGATCGGCTGGCCGCCGGTCTTCACGAGCGCGCCGCCGCCCGGCGGGATGCGGAAGATGGTGGTGTTCTGCCGGCCGCCGCTGTCGCTGTACAGGAAGCCGGGGAAGTTGGCGTACATGCCGGCGTCGAGCAGCTCGCGCCATGCCGCCGTCACGGCGTTCGTCGTGTTGCCGAGGATGTGCAGCAGGCCGATGGGGTAGAAGCCGAAGCCCGGCACGAACGTGTACGGCACGAAGACCGGGCGCGCCTCGGGCAGCTCGGCCGTGTCTTCGTCGTAGTTGCGGACGATGGAGAGGATCTTGCGCGTGCTGACGTCGATGGTGACGCGCCACGGGATCTCAAGACCGCTGGGCTTGCCCTTCCACTTGTGCTCGTAGCCCTTGACGTCCAGCTCGCAGTAGCACTCGTAGATCTCGCGGTCGCGATCCTCGGGGTTCATCGCCTCTGACTGAACGCCCTGCTGGTCCTTCTTCTCGCGCTGCAGGCTGTCGAGATCCTGCGGCAGCGGCGTCGACAGCTCGACGTCGCGATAGACGCCGAGCAGCTGCATGCGCTTCACGGTGCTCGGGCGCATCATCACGCGATGCGTGACGCGCTTGGCGCTGCGAATGTCGACGGCGGCCGCGTTGACGATCAGGTCTTCGGCGTCGACGGTCTCGCTCACCGGGCGATTGCGCAACGGGCAGAAGTACACCTTCTTGAACGACAGGCCGCCGAAGCCAAGCATCAACAGCATGCGGTCGGTGTCGGGGTAGTACTCGGTCGCGATGGCCGTCAGGTAGTGGTTTAGATCCTTCTCCAGCGCGTCGGCCATCTGGTTGGTCTGCTGGATCGCGTTGTTGTCGTCGATCCTGATCTTGACCGGGCCGTCGGTCGGCAGCAGCTCGGCACGCGCGTTCGCCTGAAAGCGCAGCACGGCTTCGAGCAGCAGCGGGTGGCGCACGCGGTTCATGCCCTCGACGGGCGCGCCTTCGGCGGCGCCGCCGATGCCGGGGATCTCGATCTTCAGGCCCAGCAGCTTGAGGCCCTGCGCGCGGTCCTCGATCCAGTCCTTGCGGCTGTCGACGTCGTCGCCGATGGCGCGCATCAGGTCGTCGGCGATGGCGCCCAGCGTGAGGTCGTCGAGCTTCTTGGCGATGTTCTCGAACCAGCCGCCCTTCTCGTCGGAGGCCGCGGCTTCCTCGACCGGCCGGCCGTCGAGGCTGATCGTGATCGAGCCGTCGGGGTGGTCGATCTTGAGGACGTTGCCCTGATCGTCGAGCGTCTCGACATCGCCGCCTTCGGGCGCATCCTCGACGCGAACGTCTGCGCCTTCCGGCGGCAACTCGTCGGGCTCAGGCTGAACGATGCGGAGATTGGGGCTCAACCCCGGCACAAGCGGCATTCATGGACCTCGCAGACGTCGAGGATACCACACCGCGCAACGATCAGAATAGTGACAGAATGTCAAGAACATTGATCGCTGGATCAAGGACTTGGGCTTGTTATGGTGGCGCGTCGCGGCGGCGTGGAAGGGCACGCAGCTACGAGGAAGTACGTGGTAGACCTCGCCAATACTAGTCACGGTAGAGCCACGCAGCCGGTATCGAACCCGGCCCGCGATACTTAAATCCCATACAGGCTGGGCGGCGGCGCGCCGCGGTGCTTCAGGCTCTCGCCGACCTCGGCGATGTGCTCGCTGCTGCGCGTCAGCATCGACGTCTGGCGCAAGTGCGACAGGGCTTGGCTGACGGTGTCGACGAGGTCGTCGTGCTTGCCGCGGGGGAACGTCGAGCACTGGCCGATCACCATCTCGGCCCACTGGCGGTCGGGCGCGTAGATCATGCCCTCGGCGAACAGGTGCTGCACCGAGTAGACGCGCGCGACCTTGTCGAGCGCGCCGGGGTTGACCAGCTGGACGGCGAAGCCCTCGTAGCCGAACAGGCGCCGCAGCTCCTGCGCCACGCTGTGGCCGGCGGCCTTGTCCTCGATCAGCAGCCTGTCGACCTTCATGTCCTTGCAGGTCTTCTGGACGCGCAGCACGAGGTCGTGCAACTCCAGCCGCTCCTGCCATGCGTTCATCAGCATGACCTTCGGCGACTGGCTGGCGTACTCGCGCGGGTCGAACGTCGCGATGCGCTCGCCGCGCAGCACCGCCTTGGTTGGCGTCGCGACGGTGTCGGACGAGAAGATGCCCCACACGGTCAGCGCGCTGAAATCGTTTTCCTGCTTCGTCGTGAACGCGGTGTCGAGGCTCGCGATGATGTAGTCGAACGGCGGGAACGCGGGCGCGTCGTGCGTCAGCCACCACTCGCGCTTGATGATGCCGCCGCCCTTGGGCTCCGGGCGCTGCTGCAGCTGGCCGGCGGCCTTCCACGGGCCTAGGCGCTTCTTCAGCACCTCGACCTCGCCTGCCCCGAAGCGGTCGGGCCACAGCAGTTCGCCGGGCTCGGTGCGCGGGTCATCCCAGCCGATGCTGGTGGTGAAGCTGCGCTCGGGCTCGAACTCCATCGGCAGCATCAGGTGCGTCCAGCCCTCGTCGGTGTCGAGGATGTGGCCGGTGAGATCCTCCTCGCCCAGCCGCTGCTGGATCACGATGAACGCGCCCGAACGCTGGTCGTTCAAGCGGGTTGACATCGTGCCATCCCACCACTCGTTCGTGGTCTCGATCAGCGCCTCCGACAGCGCCTCGTTGGCGGCGTTCGGGTCGTCGACCACGATGATGTTGCCGCCCTCACCCGTGACGCGCGCGTCGACCGCGGTGATCAGGCGCTCGCCGCGTTGCGTGTTCTGGAAGCGCCCCTTGGTGTTCTGGTCGCCCACGAGCTGGAAGCGCGGCCCCCACAGCCGCTGGTACCACGGGCTCTCGATCAGGCGGCGCGTCTTGACGCTGTCGCGCATCGCCAGCGACATCGCGTAGGAGGCGTGCAGCAGCGGCACCTGCGGGCCTGACGTCGGCGAGATCTCGCGCTGCGTCCAGACCCACGCCGGGAAGCAGACGCTGACGATGCTCGACTTGCCACAGCGCGGCGGGATGTTGATCAGGAGCTTGCGGATGTCGCCGTCGACGACCGCTTCGAGGTGCTCGCACATCGCCTCCAGCGGCCAGCCGTGCGTGAACGGCGACGGGTCGACGTACTTCCAAGCCTTCTGCACGAACTCGTAGAGCGACGTCTCGCACTCGACGCGCTCGATCTCGCGCAGCAGCTCGAAGGGGTTGGCGTCAGCGACGCTCATTCAACGGCAACGTAGCGCAGCTTGACATAGCAGAACGCCTCGATCTTGCCGTGGCGATTACGCAACCCCCAGCCGCGCCGCGACGGTGTGTTGCGGTGTACTTGTATTTCTATTTCGTGGCTCATGTGCCAGTGGTCGATCTTCGACTGCAAGATTTCGGCGTCGGTCATCGTTTGTCCTTCCACGGGCACTCGGGCTCGCGGCACACGCGCTCGTAGCCCGGCGCGCAAGCGCAGCCTCGCGGCACGATTGGGCGCTCGCTGGGGGCGGCAGCGCGGGCGATCTCCTCGCGCACGATGGCGCGGATCATGTCTTCGAGTGTCATGCCTTGAACCTCTTCCACAACTCGCTGATCGTCACGATGGCAAACAGCAGCAGGCCGAGCGCGGCGATGACAAGGCCGAGCACGCCGCCGCCGACCAGCACCCAGACGATGACCTCGACGGCGCTCATTGCACCCTCATGTAGTCGCCGGGATAGTAGATGCCCTGCATCAGCGCGATCACGAACGGGTTCTCGCGCAGCGCGTCAAGCGCGCGGCGCTGGCGCGAGCTGCGCCGGTTCGTGACCTGCACGAAGGTCATGCCATGCGGCGAGAAGCTGACCGCGAGGCCGGCGCGCACGGCGGCGGCCAGCAGCTCAGGCGCTGTCGTGCAGCAGGACGAGCAAAGCATCGCGGGTTTCCTCGTCCTTGAGATTGAAGAGGGTTTCGACGGCACGCTCGTAGTCCTCTCTGATGCTCTTGTGCAATTCGTACCACGTTGGCGCGCGCGGCCTGCCATGGCACTGCGCCTCGTACATCTTCCGCGCCAACACGCGCCGCGCGTTGACCTCAGTGTACGCCATCAGCGCACCTCGAAACAGTGCCAGAGCTTGTGCTCTTCGACGTAGCCCGTGACGTCGATCAGGCCGTAGCTCGGGAGGGTCAACGCGACGAACAGGTGCAGCAAGTACGGCATGTTCTCGGGCTTCACGGCATGCGGCGCATACTTGTAGTGCTTGCCGCCGAGATCGAAATTCAGGTCGCCGACGGTGCGCTTTGTGCTGGCCGGCAGCGCGGTGGCGATGACGTCTTTGAGCGTGAGCAGGTCAGCCATGGCGCACCGCCGAGGGCGCAACGTTGACGCATGGCACGACGTCGAGCACTGGCGCGTCGTCCTGCAACAGGCGCTCGGGCAGCGCGCATGCACCCGACGGCACGACGGCGAGCGCGGCGGCGCCGGCAAGGAATGCTCTACGTTTCATCTTCGGTCTTCCCCTTCGTTGCAGCCAACAGGATCTGCTTGAGCTGCTCGCGCTGGTCGGGCTGCAGCGCCAGCACGTTGATCGTCGTCGTCGGCGCGGCGAGCTGGCCGCCGTCCTTGCCAGTGATCTCGACCTTGTCGCCGTAGGCCGCCGGCATCTGCTTCGCGAGGATCCACTTGCGCGTGTCGATGCGCAACTTCGAGCGCGCGATGACCTCGTAGTCGGGCACCCACTTGCCTTCCTCGTTCTGCTTGAAGTCGTCGCGCCGGTCGCCAGCGATCTCGTCCAGCTCCTCGGCCCAGCCCATGAACATGAGCTGCTTCGCGCGTGCGTAGCGGACGGCGAAACCTTCGTGATCGTCGAGCACCCACTCGTGCACGGTCTGCCGCGTCACACCCACATCCTGACAAATTGTCCGCAAGCTCTCGCCATCGCCGAGCCGGCGCAGGATCTCGGCAGCACGCTCGGGCGTGTATGCAGTCGGCGGGCGGCCGATGCGCCGCTTGCGCTCAACCACGACGCGCCGCCACAAGCGCGAGCGCAAACCAGCCGAACGCCCAGATCGGCCAGAGCAGCGGCATCCACAGGCAGAGCACGCAGACCACGAGAAACAGGAACACCATCACGCGCGCCTCTCCAGCAGCTGCAGCAGCGCCATCACCGACCGCGGGATCGGCGTCGTGCCGGCAAGCCATCGGTACACCGTGCGCTGGCTGACGCCGGCCTCGACGGCCAGCTCGTCGTTCAGCATGTCGAGCCGCTCCAGCTGGGACACCAGCGCGCGCGGCGAGATCTCGGGGATGTCAACAAACATGGCCGTAGCCTACGACATTTTGGCACCGAAACCAAGAGGGGGCCGACTTTCGTCGGCCCCCTCGGGCAACCGGGACATCACCCCCGGCCATCGGCGCTGGGACGGAGATCAGGCCGCCAGCACCGTGCCCTTCTTCGCCTTGATCTTGATCGTGGCGAACTCGACGGTCTTGGTCGCCTCGGCGATCTGCGCCTCGGTCAGGAAGCCCTTGGCGATGCCGGTGTCGAGCCGGCGCTGCTCGACCAGCGTGACCTTGGCGTCGAACTTCTCGCCCTCGACGTCGAACTTGCCCTCGGCAAGGATCGCCTCCTTCAGCGCCTTCTCGCGCTTGGTCAGGGCCTCGATCTGGGCCTTAACGACGGCGTATTCATCAACTGCGTGCATCTCGATCTCCTATTGCGATGGCCCCTTATACGCCCGGCTTATCCACATGTCTAGACAAAATGTCAGGGTACGAAGGGTACGAAGGGACGGACGAAAACAAACTTCAAGCTCTGGCGCTTTCTGCCGGCCCGCGCGCGCGTATATACGTCTATTATTTTCAATACCCTCTATAAGGAAGAGTCAGTCCCTCATACCCTAAACACTGTCAAAACCCTTATTTCATCGACACTCAGGGGCAGGGACGGAGTCAGGGACTGAGCAGGGTACGAGGGACGAAGGGTGTTGACACCCTGTCATCCATGCCCTACAAGGGGGGCATCAAGGAGATCGACATGACCCGTTTCGCCATCCCCGCCCGGCAGGCCTTCTACGAAACCACCCTTCGACTGGGCAACGACACCGCCTCGGAGTTCTTCCACAACGGCCGCCCCCGGCGCGGCGCCGCCCACCGCAACGCCTACTGGGACGGCCGCTGCGGCGCCACCGCCGCCCTGCGCCGCTGGCCCAAGGAGAGCTGGTGCTACGTCGCCTACTGCGCCGGCCGCGACCAGCGCAAGCTCGACACAGCCGCCGGCAACGCGATGCCGATGTGGCTCCCGACTACCGTGCCCCCGGCCGACTGGAAGCCGCTTGACGCCTGACCTGAAATGTCCCATAAGTAGGTCATCGCAATAGGAGATCGACATGGCCGACATCAGCTACCTCGCCGCCGACGCCCTCAAGGACTACAGCGTCCAGCAGCTCCTCGGGGCTCGCAGCATCAACCAGCAGGTCGCGGGCAACCGCTACGGCTACACCATGGGCACGCTGGGCACCGCCCGCGGCAACGTGGTCCGCATCAACAAGGAGCTGCGCGGTCGCGGCATCGACCCGAAGACCGGCGCGGCGGCCGCCAAGGGCGACACGACCGGCCTCGTCGAGGCCGCCATCCGCCCCCTGAAGGACGCCGCGGTCGACCACGCCGTCGAGGAGGCGACCGCCTACGTCGCGCGCATCGTCAAGCTGTACGAGGGCAAGATCCTCGAAGAGGCCGCCCCGACGCCGAAAGACCTCCCGTACTGGCACCCGGAGAACAAGGCCGCCCGCGCCCGCCAGAGCGCCCTGATGGGCCTGCTGGACTCCAAGCGCGCCCCGGGCGACGAGTACAAGCCGCACGCCCCGCTCTACCTGCGCCGCAACCCGGCCAAGGAGCAGGCGTTCGTCGACGGCGCCCGCGCCGACGCGGCGGCGAGCTTCGAGGCCTACGTTGCCAAGCTCGTCCACAAGGTCGGCGAGGGCGTCACCAAGGCGACGGTCGAGGGCACCCAACTGTGGCGGATTTCGTACCTGACGGTCGCCAAGGGCGCCACGGTCGAGCGGTGGAAGACCCAGCAGATCGTGAACTACAGCGTGCTGGGCAACGCCTACCTCCAGTGGCCGACCCGGAAGGTGAAGTAGGGGGTTGACAGCGCCCCCTTCCATGCCTCATAGTGGGGACATCATCAAGGAGATCGACATGGCCCGCATCACCTACAAGGAAATCCGGGGCGACCGCTATCTCGGCCTGCACGCCCAGCGCGACGGCAAGTATGCCGGCTACGCCATCGTGATCTCGTGGATGGCCAACAACGACGGCGGCCTGTTCTCCCGCAATTTCAACGCCGCGCCGGTCTACGTCCGCGTGACCAAGGACGGCGGCGCGGCCGACGGCCGGCTGCTGCCCGACATCGTGCTGTTCGAGGCCGAGGCCGGTCGCGCGCGCTACCAGCGCGACGCCTACAAGCTCGCCCGCGCCTTCGTGCGCGAGCGCGGCCTGAAGGCGATGATCGAGCGCGAACTGGGCGCTTGACACTCTATCCCTGATGCCCCATAAAGGGGACATCAGATAGGAGATCGAGATGGCTTCTTTCAAGGTTTGCATGAACTGCGGCGCCCAGCACCCCCTCCGCACCCGCCTGTGCGCCAAGGGCTGCGGCTCGTGGTCCCGCGAGGAGCGCCGCGCCGGCGCCAAGAGCTACTTCCGCGCCCCGACCGAGGCCGAGGTGCAGGCTCGCGAGGAGCGCGCCGCGCGCGCGAACGCCCTGATCGAGAAGCTCCTCGCCGAGCAGGAGGCCTGAGCCATGATCGAGGTCATCGAAACCTACCACGCCGACGGCACCCACGCCGAGGTGACGGGTGGCAAGACGCCGGTCACCATCACCCCGGCGCCGGCCGCGGTCGTGCCGGGCCACTACACCGACAGCCACAAGATGAGCCGCCCCAACTACTGGACGCAGCCGGTCACGATCCCGGCGGGCTTCATCGTCCGTTGGAAGGGCAACCGCACCCGCGTCAAGGGTTACGCCCGCGCCGTCAAGGTCGCCGTCTACCACGCCCAGCGGAGCTAGCCATGCGCGTCACCCTCCCCTGACCTACTGGGCCGACTACAGCGAGCGGTTCGACGACCGCCCGCGCACTATCGCCTACCGCGGCCGGATGGCCGTGATCGAGGCCACGCCGGCCCAGCTCGACGCCCTGCGCGCCGACGCCGCCCACTATGCCAGCGACGCCATGGACGACTGCCCAGCGTGGCTGCGCCGCAGCGCCCGCGCCGCCGCCCTTCACCTGTCGAGGGCGCCATGAGCGAGCTGGAGCGCGCCAAGGCCCGACTGAAAGCTGTTCGCGCCGAGGAAAAGGCGCTTGACACCCCACCCGTCATGCCCCATAGTGGGGACATGAACAAGCGCACCCTGACCCAAGAAATCGAAGCCCTCGAAGCCCTCCAGCAGGCCGCCTTCGAGCGGAGCTGGAACGACCCGGTGCAGGAAACCCTGTTTCACTGCATCGGCAGCGCCTTCGACAACGCGGTCGATACCTCGGTCGAAGAGGGCTTCGAGCAGACCAGCGACCGCATCAAGGAGATCTACCTCGCGTCGCTCTACACCGAGAACGCCGAAGTCCGCGACATCCTGAACGCCAACGGCTTTTTCTTCTAGGAAATCGACATGACCCAGATCCGCAAGACCGACACCGGCTACGGCCTCGACAACCTGTTCGTCCACATCGCGCCCAACGGCCCCGTCAAGGGCAACGGGTATTTCCTGACGTCGAGCTGGGGCACCGACCAGCCCGAGTGGCGCGCCACCAAGGCCGACGCGGCCGGTCGCGCCCGCCGCCTGCTGGAAGAGCGCGCCGAGGCGCTGGCAGCCACCCGCGCCCGCATCATCCGCGCCGCGCAGGACACCGGCGAGCACGCCAGCGCCGCCCTGATTGACCGGCTGGTAGTCGAGTTCACGACCTGAAATCAGTGCTTGACCTGCACCCTCGTATGCCCCATAAAGGGGACATCAGATAGGAGATCGACATGAACCTCAACCTCGCCATCGACCGGGCCTTCCTCAAGACCACCATCGCCCGCGTGAAGTTCCACTTCCCGGCCATCGACGTCACCCGCGCCACCGTCTCGCGCATCCGCGAGGGCCGCTACTATTGGACGGTCGCGACCAACGGCGCGCACTACGCCACCTACGTCTCCGCGTCGAGCGCCGTCGAGGCCCGCCGCGGGGGCTGGGACGACTTCCTGATGTCCAACGGCAAGGAGGCCTGAGCCATGAAGCCCACCCCCACCCGCACCCTGCGCGACGACCGCGGCGTCACCCGCCTTCTCGACGTCACCCCGGCGCGCGCCGTGCGCTGGTGGTTCGACCCCCGCCAGCAGCTCTGGATCGTCGACGTGGTCGACCGGGAGGAGAGCAGCCTGTCCTACGGCGCCGCCTATGCCCAGCGCGACTACCTCTACGCCGTCGTCCAGAGCGCGGCGCGGGCCATCGAGGAAGACCCCGAGGGGGACAGCTACAAGCACTACTGACAGTCCCGTCCCCTGTAGGGGACATCAGATTGGAGATCGACATGAACATCAGCGACACCATCCTCGGCATGCAGTGCGACCTCGAAAACGCCCACGAGCGGTTCGGTAGCGCCCCCGACACCCTGCGCGACATGTACCAGCGCATGATCGACACCCGTTCGGCCGCGCTGGAAAAGGCCGCCGAGGGCGTCAAGTTCGAGACGGTCCCGGCCAGCCAGCTCCGCGTGTGGTCCTGCGTCCGTCAGGACACCACGTGGTCGCCGACCGGCTGGATCCTGCAGCGGGTGACCAAGATCGACCGCGACGGCGGCATGGTCCGCGTGCGCTATCAGACCGGCGGCTGGCGCGACTTCCGCCCGACCGACAGCGTCGAGGTGGCGTAATGAGCGAGCTGGAACGCGCCCAGCGCATCGCGCAGGAGGTGCTGCTGGGCTGCCGCCCTGACACCACCTGCATGGTCGTCCAAGCCGCCGTAGCGGGCCTGCGCGGGCTGGGGATGCGCCACATCCGGCTAGGATCCCTGTTCTGGCCCGACGGCTTCAGGGACGACCCGCACCTGTCGATGCGCGGCGGCTGGGGCTGCGAGGGCTTCGACGAGCGCACCGGGCGCCTGTACCTCGCCGACACCGCCGTCGACCCTGACGACGGCGGCTTCTCGGGCCACACGTGGGTCGAGCCGGTGTCCGGCATCGTGGTCGACCTGATGCACGACGTCGACCGCGGCATGCGCCACCACGAGGGGCGCCGCTACATCCCGCGCCCGCCGCTGGAACGCGCCGTGAAGGCCTACTGGCGGCCGCAGATGCAGGCCGCGATCAAGCTCGGCCGGCGGCAAAAATCGCCGACCGAATAGTTGCCGCAAAAAGACCGCTTGACCCAGACCCGCTGATGCCCTATAAAAGGGACATCAGATTGGAGATCGAGATGAACAAGCCCTTCCCCGACGACCTGAACGACGACCTCTCGGACCTGCTCGGCGGCGCGCCGCGCACGGCTCCCCTGCCGCAAGATCCGGGTCTGGTCCGCGCCCGCGAGGCCGCCGAGGCCTTCACCGAGACCTGCCCGAAGTGCCGCGGCACCGGCCGCTTCATCGGCTGGTCGGGCCGCCCGCTGGGCGCGTGCTTCGCCTGCAAGGGCCGGGGCAGCAAGACCTTCAAGACGGCCCCGCAGGTCCGCGCGCAGGCCCGCCAGCGCACCGCCGAGGCGAAGGCCGAGGTGATCGCCGACCATCAGGCCGAGCTGGCGTGGCTGAACGAGACCCTGCAGCGCCGCGCCCGCCTGCCCGAGGGCTACGGCAACCTGCTGGCCGACCTGCAGGGCCGCCTGTCGGCCGGCAAGGAGCTGACCGACGGCCAGCTCAACGTCATCCGCAAGGGGATGGAGCGCAGCGCCCAGTGGGCCGCCGAGCGCGCCCAGAAGGCCATCGAGCGGTCGGTCGAGATCGACGCCACCCGCATCGAGGCGGCCTTCCAGCGCGCTCGCGAGGCCGGGAAGATCAAGCTTGGCCTGCACTACGATGGCGTCTACTTCGGCCCGAAGCGCGGCGACGCCTCGATCCTTTACGTCAAGGCGTCGAAGGAGTTCGAGGCGACCTACTACGGCAAGATCGAGGGCGGCCGTTTCTTCCCGAGCCGGAATTGCACCCCCGAAATCACCGCGAAGATCGTCGTGATTGCGGCGGATCCGGCGGCCGCCGCTATGGCCTCGGGCAAGGACACCGGGATCTGCTGCTGCTGCGGCCTCAAGCTCGAAAACGACCTGTCGGTCCAGCTGGGCATTGGCCCGATCTGCCGCGGAAAGTGGGGGTTCTAATGTACAACCCCTACACCGTCGACATGTGCCGCACCGCCGTTGCGCGCATGACGCGCAAAGCCGAGATTTGCGAGAGCAACGCCTTCAACTCGGTGCCCCGGTTCAACGGGCACTGGCTGGACCTCGCGCTGGAGTACCGGCGGGAGGCCAGCCGGTGGCAGGCCGACCTGAACGAGCTGCGCCAGCAGGAATGCGCTTGACGTTTGCCTGCGCTTGCCCTATACCTAGGGCATCAATTGGATAGGAGATCGACATGTACAACAGTGTCAGTATCAAGAAGCGGTCCAGCACCCCCGCCCGCGACGTCACCACGTTCTGGGCATGGCGTGGCTACTACGACCGTCTCGACGGCCTCGATTTTTGCGCCGAATACGACACGCTCTTGCCGGCCAACCAGCGTAACTATGAGCGCGGCCGACAAATCGCCGCCGTCATCGTCGCCAACTATGGCGCCGCGCCGAAGTGGAAGAAGTCCGAGATGCTGGTCACGATGGTGCGTCGCCTCGGCGGTTGGACGCTGGAGCATCGCCTGAGCGACGATGTCTTCACCCTGTTTTTTCCTCAACGGGCCGCTTGACGCGCGGCCCCTCATACCCTATTATCGGGACATTCGATAGGAGATAGAGATGCAGTACGTGATCGTCATTTTCAACAACATCGACATCAACGTCGTCATCGCCGCCGGGTGCGTCGAGGCGGTCGTGCCGTACCGCAACGGCGAATTCCAGCCCGACCTGATCGGCTGGGCCGAGGGCTACATCGGCAGCGAGCCGGGCAAGGTGGAGCTGATCGAGGCCGCCCGCGACGAAGGCGTCGCCCTGTGGGGGAGGAAGTAAGCCATGATGACGTTCACCCAGATCCCGGCTCGCGACGTTCGCCCCGGCGCGCTGCTGATGACCGATATCGGCAACGCGCGCATCGTGGTCGCCATCCGCGACGTCGTCGAGCGTTTCGGCACCATCGAGTTGGTGCCCGCCGACGCCCCGAGCCACCACTACGGCCGCGCCGACATGGTGTGGGCGGCCCAGCGATGATCAACCAGCTCGCCCTCGCCGTCGCGCTGGAAGCCGGCTTCCAGTACTTCCTGAAGCAGGCCCGCGCCATGGGGCACAACCCGAAGGACACGTTCAACCAGCGCGCCGTCTTCTTCGCGGGTTGCGTCTACGGATCCCGCGGCTACGTCGGCCGATTGTAGTTGACCGGCAACCCAGAATGCCCTATAGATGTGGCATCAGATAGGAGATCGACATGTCCAACCTTTTCGACGCCATCTTCCTCGAAGTGCTCTTCGCCCGTTTCTGCGGCACCTTCGGGCGCGCCATCTACAACGGCATGCACGCCGACCGCGCGTTTCGCGCCGACTTCGTCAAGCGTACCCGCCGCATCGTGAAGGGAGCCTAATCATGGATTTTCACAAGATCTGGACCGACGCCTTCATCGCGGGCGAAGCCGCCGCCAAGGCCTGCACGCCGAAGCCGATGACCATCGTGCAGGTCAACCCGATCACCGACGAGGTGATCAAGACCTACGAACCCATCGCCGACGGCATGTGCGGCTTCGCGTGGGTCAAGATCCGCCCGGCCAACAGCGCGTTCGCGCGCTGGCTGAAGGACAACAACATCGGCCACAAGGCCTACGATGGCGGCTGGGACGTCAGTATCCAGCTCTACAGCCAGAGCTGGGAGCGCAAGTACGCCCACGCCAAGGCCACCGCCGAGGTGCTCAAGGCCGCGGGCATCAACGCCATCGCCTACGAGAGGCTCGACTGATGCTGACCGTTCACGACCACACGTTCGACGTTCGCTGGCACGGCTGGGGCGCCCTGACGCCCTACGCCGAGAAGGTGGCCATGGGCGTCATGCTCAGGGTGCTCGCCATGTCGCCCGAAGAAGTGCGCCGGCTGGGCACCTCGAAGCACCAGCAGGGCATCATGATTGGCGGCGCGCGCAACGCGATGAAGAAGATCCTTGTGTCGAAGGGCAAAGTAGTGCCCTATAGTGGGGTCATCGAACTGGAGGCGTTCGCATGTCCGAAGGTATGAAGAAGATCGAGCAGGCCATCGCAGGCATCGCGCCGCTCGTATCCGAAGACCAGATGGTCGTCGACGCGATTGTGCATGTGCTCGCAGACATGATCGACAAGAACGATGGGCGCGTGCTGCACGCCATCACTCGCACCGACAAGTATCGATATCGTCTCATCATGACCCGAGAGGAGGCATAATGCCAAAAATCAAACTTCCTGCCGTCGGCGCGCCGCGCAAGTTGGCGCGCGCAGGCTACCTGTTGTACGGGGCGCAGCACATCGAGCAGCTCGCTCGGTTGCTTGACGTCGACCGCAAGACTGTCTTCCGCTGGCGCAGCGGACTGACGCCGGTTCCCGACTACGTGTGGGATCCGCTCAAGGT